CTGATGACTATATGTCTCAAGGACGTCATTTATAAATAGGTGTTTACACTCATAATATGTTAATAGCTTCTTATTAGGAACAAAATCTAATATTCTTTTTTCAAAATCAGCTCTTAAGTCTTTAGAGTCCTTAACGAGTTGTTTTATTTTAGGATGTGAACCGTAATAGTCTTTCCAATCAGACTCGGTCACTACCTTTTGTTTAAGTGGGGTACGTCCTCCAATTCCTTTTGCTTTTCTTTCTTCACGTAGAGCTTCTAATGCTCTTTTTCCTAACTTCTTATTTCTTTCGAATCGCAATACTTTCTTTCCGAGGTACTTCAAGCCAGAGGGTTTATGAAAAACCTCATAAATAAAGCCGTAAGTTCCTTCTGGAAAGTCTGTTATATCGTTGAAGATCCTACCCTGGTACGTCCAGGAAGGTAGTGTCATATCCATATTAGTTGGTTTCTGTCGCTAGAGCTTTGACTTCAGCTCATCTATTTGCAACTGCTGCTCTTTTACAGCTTGTATTAATAACGCGACTATTTTATCATAACGTACTGCTTTGTACCCGGTATCTCTATCGACTACTACTTCTGGCAGCACTTTTTCGATTTCTTGAGCAATAACACCAATATCGTGACCGCTATGCTCAGAATCACTATTCCAATCAAACTCATATCCTCCTATTTGATCTATTTTATCTAATGCACTTCCTATTACGGATACATTATCTTTTAATCTACTATCAGATGAATAATATGCTGTAATATCTCCTGTAGCAGTTATGCTTCCGTCTATATTAATACTACCGCTTCCGCTAATATTATAAGTGTTAATATCTAATGTACCTCCTAGTTGTGGTGAAGTATCTGATACTATATCGGTTATTCCAGATCCTGTAGAAGCTAAACCAAATGCTGTATGGGAACCACTTATTACTCCGAAGAATGAATGTTGATCTGCGTTGTAGTAAAAGTCTCCATTTGCAATAGTTAAACTTCCTGTGTCAGTATTATTAAAAGAGTTGACTCTAAATAGTGCATCTTTTACTTGTACTACATTTGAAGCACTCAGTATAATATTATTAGCAGAAGTTAAAGTAGGGGTCCCAACTCCATTGATAGCAGTAAACTGAGTTGCTGTTACAGAGCCTGTTACGTTAACTGAACCTGTAATAGTATGTGTGTTAGATTGTAAAGTACCTACATTAATGTTATCTAAAATAGTTAACGACCCTGAAAGGGTATCAGTAGTATTCATTAAGTACGTAGAAGCAGCAGAAGAACTTAATGCTGTTATTTCTGTAGCTACTGATGCTGATGTTGCTATCTCTTGCCATGCTCCTGCATGTGCAAACCAAGCTTTTCCTTCAGCATGTGTATGAGCAAACATACCGTGATAGGTTCCAGGATTAGGAAGTGAGGCTACATTGTCGAAATGGAATCTTATCTTGCTACTTTGACCTAGGGAATCGATAGTACCAGTTACACTTACATCACCATTCACTGAAGTGCTACCTGATTGGTTTAAACTACCAGATAAGACATAGGTGCCTGTTTGAGTAAGATTACCGTTTAATGTAGTATTACCTATAGTTGTTTGATTACCAGTTAGTGTATTATCCCCCAGTTGTGTAGCTGATCCTGTTAATCTATGGCTTCCGTTTATTAATACTCTTCCAATAAAATCATGTGAATCGTCAGCTGTATCACCAAACTTGTTTGATCCTGATGAATAAGAGATAGATGATGATACTAAAGATACATTATACTGTTGTGCAGTTAATATACCATTAACAAGCATATCCCCTTGTACGTCTACGTCTCCTAAATGTTTATAGGTACCTGTAACGTATAGTATACTTGAAGTATAATCAAACTTAAAATCTTTAGATGCAGTAACAAACTCTCCTGACCCAGAAGGTCCATTACCTTCTTTAAGTTGAATATATCCATCACTACCAATCGATCTTGGCATAGGAAGTCTAACTGGTTCAGCTAAACTTTGAGACTTATGCAACTCTAGAATATTTCCATCTACAGAAGCAGAGTAGAAAAACTCTCTAAAGTTTAAATCTAACTCATCATGAGTTAATGCTGATCCTTTTGTTCCTCTAAACGTTAATGCCATTACTTATTCTTTTTTAGTTCTTCAACTTCGGCTTTTAACTCTTTTACTGCTTCAATCAATACACCTACGATGTTACCGTAGCTTACAGAAAGATAGCCTTTATTATCTTCAGTAACAACTTCTGGAAGAACTTTTTGTATTTCTTGTGCTATTACTCCTATGTCTTTTTTACCTCCCATATCAAAAGTCACTCCTCTAAGTTCAGAAACTTTTTCTAATGCACCATCGATAGGTTGTATATTTTCTTTTAATCTTTCGTCTGAGATCTGATTGAAAGAACCAATAGCTCCTACACTACCTGATATAGTAAGTTTGTAGGTTAATGGTAAGTCAGTAGTCTCGTTAACGTTAATACCTATACTACCACTAGGATCTACAATGAATCCTTTTTGAGTAGTAATAGAGCTGCTTCCTGTATAGAAAGCTATTCTTTTATCTGCACCAGGATTTAATCCCTTTAGTAAAGAGACCTGATGAGAAGTATTTGTTACTGGAACATCTGAACTACCTGTATAGTGTAAGTTTAGTACTGTTCCGTTATTTGAAACTGAGCTTGAATAAAAGAAGTTACCAAGATTGGTATCCATCTCACCATAAGTTAATGCTTGTCCTTTATTTGCTCTAAATGTTATTGCCATTATAAATCTATTTTAACGACTAATGTCATATCTGTGTTAACCGGTTTAGGTACAGGTCTTCCTGTTTTTGCTACTGCTACAAGTTGATTTGCATCGTTATACAAACCTACTGTAGTAATATAAGGAGAAAAAGCACTACCTGTAACATATGGTGCTATTACTCCGTCTGAACCTGTAACTGCTGAAGGGTTGTATGTAAAGTTCATTTCTGAATCTTTAACCTTACAGTGTACATTATATGTATAAATAGGTTGGTTTGATTTCCATCTCAACTTATGTCTACTATAAGTACTTAAATATCTTGCAGTGTCTGGATCTGTAATAATAGCTAATCCTTGATTATAAATAATATCACCTACTATTTTTTTAGGATTAGTATAACTCTTTTCTGAACCACTATAGATTAAGTTTCCGTCACCATCATCTATAAGCTCTAATCTTTGTTGGTCTTGATTAATATCTACATATTGAGTTGCTGTTTCGTCTACATAGTTACTTTCTGATACTATATAATCGACTGTATTGATAGGATTACTATCGTACCAGTAACCAACTCTTTCAATATAATCATTTAATCCGTCTTCTTTTCTCCCCATATAGTCTCCAGCAATATAGGCATCTGCATCGCTTTTCAAAGGAGTTATAGTAACTGTATTAGGTTCTATATGAGTACCAAATACATTCTTACCGAACGATATTACTCCTACTTCAGATTGTAAATGTCTTGAACCACTATACGTTAAACTAGTTTGTAAAGATAAGTCTCTTGAACCAGAGAATAATCCATCGCCTACTCTGTCGGCATAGAAGTTATGATTAACACTATTAAATACTAATGATTCATATCTACCGTTACGTAGATCAAGTGGGTAGAAAAAACCTGGAATAGCTGAACCTGAAAAACCTCTTAACGTTTCAATATCATAACTATCCAGACTACTTGTAACCTCCCATTGTTTTTTGGCTACATAGTCAGATACAAATACATCTTGACGATTTAGTTTTTTGTAGGTGCTCATTCATTAATAATCAAGCTTGATTCTAACGAGTGCTTCTTTTGTAAAGTCTTTTAATAAAGGTCTAGAAAGTTTAGCTACTGCAAGCAAGTCGTTATTATCGTTATATAATCCTACAGTCGTAATAAAAGACTGAGGTGAGTTTATCATTACGTTGTGACGTATTTCTCCTGAACCAGTAATGAGGGAAGGGTTAGTTGAGTAGTTAAACTCAGCATTTCTTGCTCTTACAAATATAAAGTTAGAGGAAATAGTCTCTTCAGATTGTAATCTAAACTTAGGCTCTCTTGCAAGTATGTCGTAAAATCTTCTTGTGTTTTGTGCTGAGGCAGGATTATTCTGTCTGTTGATTTGCATTCCTAATCCACCGTGATTTAATGGTGCATCTAAAGCAACTCCATTGATTAAGATTACTCCGATGTCTGGTAAGAACTTACCGTATGAACCAGAACCATTTGTAAATCCATCTGAGTTGATTGCTCCTGGGGAAATATTTCCTACTGAACCGCTTATTAGTTCATATACTCGACCTGAATCAGAAAATGTAGTAGTAGTAATAAGTTTACTATTATCAGTCAATCTAACTGAACCGTTACTACCTGATAGGTTTAAAATAAGATCTAACGAACCAGGTAAAAGTTTCTCTCTATACCTTGCTCTATCTACTGAGATTACATAAAAGTATTCAGATTTTTGAGTACCAAAAGTAAAATCTGCTTCTTCGTCTCCTAGTACTAAGTTTCTATACTGACCGAATAATACTGCTGATGGAGATTTACCAGGTACATTTACATTAAAGTTTAATGAACCTGAGCCTTTCTTATCTGCATACCCTATAGCGTATTGAACTCTTGCGTTTGCTAAATCAGAACCTGTTTGGTATATGTTGTAATAGTAATCTCCTGATACACCACCAATCTGAGTTGATGAAGTATAGAAGCTATCGAGGTTAACAAGATCACCAGTCCATACTGGAGCCGTTACCGACTCGGCACTTATTACAATATCTTCTGTATCAAATCTTTTATATGACATTGTTAGTTGGTTTTAGTGATTGTTACTGGTACGGTTATCCTTGCTCCTGAATCTCTTCCTACTACTGTAATAGTAGTCTGTAATCTGTTTCTGGTTCCAAATAATGTATTAACTGTAGTTGCAGTTAAGTTTACTGAGGTTCCGATTACTGTTCTAGAAACGTTTGTACCTAATGTTGTTGTTGAGTTAAGCTTTTCAGCTTCTTCTGTGTTTACTCCTACACCTGTATATGAGTTAAGTACTCTTGCATCTGCTATAATAGCTGTATACCCATTAGCTTCAAATGTTGAAGTAGCCCCTTGGTAGTTAAGAGTCTGTGGTGAAATAGCTAATGAAGCTCCTTGCTTAAGTGTAACTGAAGAGTAACCTATATCTAGGATTGGAAGTTTTGAAGTACCTCTAGGTAGAGTAGTGAGCTTATACTTCATGATTTGTGTTTCATCAGGAAATGCTTCTAATAGTGGCATGTTTTCGATTGCTTCGCCATAGAGTGCTGAACCTGATGGATGTACGGGATTATAAAGTGTATAATCTATTTCATCATCCGATAAGGCAAACTGAGTAATTTTAAATGAACCGTCGCCTCTTGCTAAAAGCTCTCTACCTTTTTTAGTCAGGATGGCATCCACGGTTATTATCGAATTATTTAAGTATCCCATTTTTGTTTATGTTTATATATAAATATGTTAGTATTTCATTTATGTCACTGCGATAACTCCTCCGAGCTCGTTAGTTGTGTATATTTCACCTTTATCTACAGAGTAGATCTTACTATTTACTGATCTAACAAATCTTGTTCCGTCTTCTGTTTGTAAAAAGCTACTTGATACAGGAAAGTTAGTATATGTTTTATTTGGGTGAGCACCTGCTAATATAGTATCAAAGAATATAGTTTCTACTGTTCTATCAGAAAGTTGTATTGCTTTTATAGTAACATCAGTTGAATCGTTAGGATGTATACTTCCTTTGAACTCTTTTAAAGCTAATGCAGGATCATTACCAGGTATACCTCTTAGTATAACTTTTTCTTCAAATATATCTTCATTAAACTCATAAAAGTTTCCTGCTTTTGATGTTCTAGTACCTTCATACCTACTTGAAACGATTCCTATTTTAGTATAAGAACAGTTTTGTAGTTCTGCACGTTCGGCAGATTGAGAGATAATAGCATTATAGTTAGAGGGTAGATCAGCAGAACCTGATAATGCAGTCATTCTATCTACTATCCTATGAGTATCACTTAACTTACTTGTTGCTGAGTTACTTAATAATACGTTATAGTCGTTATTAATAAACGATACAGATACATAAGGAACGAATACAAACTCAGAGTTTAATACTTCTGGGTTATCATCAAAGTCTAATGTGGTAGGTAAGGAGTTAATAACAAAGTCAGCAAGAGAGAAAAAATAATATCCATTTCTTTTCTGTCTTCCTAATACCTTACTCTTAACAAGAATA